ATACAGAGAAAAGTCCGTAGCCTGTCTTGGTAAGGGCTGGATATCATTCATATCCTTAACCCAAATGTGTCCACCTGGACGGAACTTAATGTTGGAGACGAATTCCGTTTCTGTGAATTCGTCTCCAATAATTCGTACCATTCTAGCGCTATCTACGTAGATCTCATTGATCTTAATTAGAAGACGCCCTAGTCTGGTTAAAGCTTGTTCACCTAATCTGGCGAACATAAAGGCAACTTTAGACCCACTAGCTTCAGCCAGGATTGTGGCTTCCGTAGCAGTGTTACCAGTTAGATTACTTCGAACTCCCGCAAAGGTATCTGTGATACCAACGTTCTGCGCCCAACGACGAATCTCGTCCGTTTCTCGATACAGAGAAAAGTCCGTAGCCTGTCTTGGTAAGGGCTGGATATCATTCATATCCTTAACCCAAATGTGTCCACCTGGACGGAACTTAATGTTCCTTGGGTCTAGCCCCGAACCAGCTTGTAGCATCCACATCTGGTGGACATTGAACATTAGGTTGTCCACTCTAGCCGAGTGAATAGTACTAAGTTCTAGCTGGAGCGCAAACAATACTTCAGGAACTGATAACCCGTAGATATTGTTAGGATCAGGGATAGGAGTAAAGAGAATAAAAGGTTTCGTCCCACACTCATTATAATCATTTCTAATCGGTGCAAGTTCTGGGAATTCCTCTACAATTGTAATGATCTGAGAGTCTGTCCAATACTCAAGTAGAGTAAACTCTCTCTTGTGTGGATCTGGAGGCGGAACGCTAGCGTTATCAAATAACTCTCTAGTTCTGTCCCTTAGATCCTGCTTAGACTGTGAAGCCCGTCTTTGATTTCCTGCTTTAGATAGTTCTTCTAACTTCTCTAAGTTCTGATAAAGAGGCTTATCATTACGTCTAGCTGATTTAAGTTCGTGAAGCGGAACTCCTTTAATTCTCTGAATAATATACCCAAGAGAATCAATGTCAGATTTCCCGTCAGGATCTGGAAAGATACTGTCAATATCACAAACATCCGCCCAAGGCCCATTCCAGGTTTCTACTTTCTTAGCTCGAAATGTGAACTCCGGGTTTTCAGGAGCTGGAATAGGAGAGCCAAATAAATCTAGTTGTACTTCAGGAGCGACAACTTCTTTTACTAAACGTGTCTCAACTTTCTTTCTATGTACAACCTTCATGAACGCCGTACCATAAATCAGGGCAGACTTCACAAAATCGGCAATCTTAAGGTGCATATCCATCGCGTCCCAATTGTGCTCAATTAGGGCACGGTGAGCATCAGCTCTAGTCTTATCTTCCTCGCCTCTCCCCCATACTTCTACGGCAGGGCGGATAGTGGCTAATCTAGAGATAACACTTTCGATATTCGAGAAAATAAGAGGGATAACCAGCTTTGTCTTAATATCATCATCTGCGATCTCGACTGAAGAACGCCAGGCGTCATAACCTTCTTCCCATTGTTCTTGCTTTTGTTCAACAAGGTTATCTCTAGAACGCCAATAGCTATTAAGAACTAGCTTAGTGGCATCAGGAGCCTTGGCTAACTTCTCAGGATCGGCGTATCTTGATTGTGAAATTGGCATAAATTAAGTTTCCCATCCTAGAACCGGAGCACCAGGATATCTTTGTCTTCGGGATTTCTTTGTTCCGGTTTGTTTAGGATGGCCATATCTTTCGTGTGCTGAGAAATTAGACTGACCTGGATTACGAATGTGTGAAGGAACGTACCGTGGTCGCGTACTTAATAGGTATCTAAGAGCATCAACTAAATCATCCTTATACTTTCGCGGCCGTTCAGGAAGATCTCGCTCTCTACGAATAGAGACATCTTCAAAAACGTACTCTACAATAGCTTGTCGTAATTCTGGACATCCTTCACTAATAAAGATTTGGGGGTGCTCTGGACTCTTTTGTAGGGTTGATAGAAGGTACGCTCTAACAGCTTCAACTCCTACCTCAACATCATCTACCGCTGGGCGAGCATAGATTCCGTGCCTCTTGTACTCGTCTAGGGGAGAAAGAGAATCTTCCGCGCGCGATGAAACTGGATGCTTTCTCTTGGCGTCTGGGCTAATCCATGTGTTGTACATGCTTAGTCCTGTACATAGAGTAGAGATATTCTTAGCGTGTTCTGTGTGCGCTAAACCAGACTCACCAAGATATTCCCTGTGAATCCAGATATTCCCTTCTCTATCCGCACGCCCCCACACCGCTGCTGTAGGATGTCTCCAGCCTATATCAATACCGCAATAGTCCGGTCCCTCAGGTAGAGTAAACTGTTGAGGATCGTAAAGGTGCCCTCCCCTTGAAACGGGAGCGTCCTTATACATAGGGTAAATCATCCCCGAGAATTCTTCAGGAGACGCTTCGTATTCTCGTCTAAAGATATCAGGAGCTGTCTCGGCTCTACGCTTTTCGATTTCTTCAGACGTGATAAACGGGTTATCACTAGTACTAAACTGTGATCCTGCCCATCCGTTCTCCCGCATTTCCTTTTCAAGTCTGCGTTGGAAGTAACGGAAAAACCAATTCTTTCCTCGTGGGGTGCTAATAAAAAGTCCACGCCCCTTACGATCTACTAAGGTGGGACTTAGTAATTCAGACCAAATCTTCTCGGCGCAACGGGCTGCTTCATCAAAAACTACTAAATCTAACTGCTCTCCGATAAGAGAGTCGGGAGCTTCAGCGCTCTTTCCCTTTACAAAGGAACCCCACGCTGTTTCAATATAGCGAAGATCCTTTGTCTTGCTGGCTTTAATAACAGATCCGGGACCAAGAATACGATCCAAGATACCATCAGTAACAGCCCATCTGTATACGTATTCGAATACACGGTCAGTTAGTTCATAGGTTGGAGCAACAATCCAGATTCGAGCGGAGGGGCGACAAAGTTCTGCAAACACTTCTGCCGCAGCACTAATTGTCTTTCCCGTTCGTCTACCCCACATCGCAACGTAATACGTCCACTCAGCGAAGTGAATCTCTTTTTGCCCTAGGTGTTCCTCTAGGCCAAGAGAGTAGGGGATCTTCTTGCCTGGGCTAATCTCGACTTCAATCTGTTCGTACAGGAATGTCTTGAACTCCGACGTTAACTTCCTGTCGTTCAGGGCTGATGTCTTTAATTGTGCTAGACTGTCTAGACTCAAAGAATGCCTCTAATGGACTTAATACAATTCCGATGTTAGATGAGAATGGCTCTGATTCTTCCTTAATATGCTTAACAATTTGTCGAGCTTCAGCGATTAACTTGATCTCATTCCCGATATCTGTTTCTTTTTCTAAGCGCTCTAAGACTTTCCAAAACAGCTTTCTTAGTTCTTCAATTCTATCCGCGCTAGGAACGAGATACTGCCCCTCTAAACTTTCTCTTGTGTTTGCTAGAGCAGCGTTTCTATCTGTTTCTAAATACTGCTTAGACTTAAAGTAAGCTAGGATAGTATTGTAAGGATACTCATGCGCTTCAGGGAATTGCTGGTAGAAGGAAGAAACTCCAGCAGTAACGGATTTAGACGTAGCTAGTTCTCTCGCGAGAGCTAGTCTTTCTAGAGAAGAAAGCTGAGTAAGCCTTCCTCTGCCTGTGTCTACGATATCTGACACTTAACGTCCTAAACGAGTAATTAGATCTTGAATGAAACCGCTAGCCTGATCATTCTGAAGCGTGTCTAAGAAACGTCTTAGATCCCCGATTCCAACACGTCCCCCTCTAAAAGAATCATCCAGCCGCCCACTACGTTGATTCAGAATTGAAAAAAGACGGCGGCGCTCTTGATCTGTAATTCCCGCATTCAGACGCTTTCCTAGATTAAACCCGCCTTCAGGTTGCGCAAAACTAGAGAATCCTCTCCCTCCCCCTAAAGACGATAGCGCGTCATTAACTAGGGCGAGCTGTGTTTCGTCTAAATCTCCTGAACGCCTTAAACGTCTAAGATCTCCTGCTCTGTTGACGGGACCACGTAGGGCAGAAGATCCAGAGAACTCAGCAAAAAGGGCTTCTAATGAATTTAATACGTCAGGAGCTAATCCTGAAAACCTCTGTCCGAAACCTTGTGGCATAGAATAGTCCTGAAAAAGTTTGGAGCGACTGAGGGGATTCGAACCCCTACCCGGAGCTTGGAAGGCTCGTATGCTGCCGTTGACACCACAGCCGCCTAAAGAAATAGGTGTCCGCTTTCTAGGCTCCTACGCCTAGTGCGCTACACCTTGAAAATTTAATTGGAGTCCCCTGGAGGAGTCGAACCCCCACCCTCGGGTTAGAAGCCCGGTGCCCTAGTCCGTTAGACCAAGGGGACTTATGCCTCAAGATCGGAATCAGGAGGCTCCCTAAGTTTTTATCTTAGGGGATGGAAATATTTTGGAGCGCCCGGAAGGAATCTAACCCTCACCTGAATGGTTCGTAGCCATCCGCTCTGTACGTTAAGCTACAGGCGCTTAATTTTTGGCTGACCCCCTGGGAATCGAACCCAGCACCCCCCGGTTAACAGCCGGTCGTCAACGCCAGTTGATCTGAGGCCAATAAGATTTTTATGGTTTAAAGCCAATAGAAACTTTCTCTAGTGCTGCTTTAAACTTGTTTTCTACAACCCAAACAGATTTGTAGTCATCATCTGAGAACCAAGCTAAATGATACCGAGGATCTGAGCCTTCTTCTAGTCGAACTTCTTCAATCCAACAGGGGATACCATTTAAAAGAACTTTAGTCCCAGGCTTATAAATTTCTAACATTGTTATTTGGCGGTACTAACGGGGGTCGAACCCGCATACTTTAGCTTGACAGGCTAACTGTATTACCATCCTCACACACAGTACCGTTTGGCAGACCAACTAGGAATCGAACCCAGCCCAACAAGTTTTGGAGACTCGTCTAGGCCCAGCCTTTGGCCTACAATCTTACAATTCTAGTGTCTAAATTTATCCTGGTCCAAGCATCCCTTATCATTTTATTGCAGGGGATACACTGATCTTCATAGTACTTCAGCCCGTAATTTTTACAGGCAATGCAACTTGGACCACCACAGCTTTTACACATAAGTTTTGGAGAACCCCCAGGGACTCGAACCCTGAACCTAGAGATTAAAAGTCTCTTGCTCTGCCATTGAGCTAGAGGTCCTAAACACTTAGTCTAATTATCTTTTCAGTCCAACCGCGACCGGCACAGTCAGGGCAAGGCTTAACAAGTCCTTGCTGATAAACTGTTCCCATGAAACAAGTTTTACAGTTTCTAGTTTGTACGGTTGCCATTTAATTTTTGGAAGCGGTCCACGGTTCCGACCCGCGTTCTGAAGGTTCAAAGCCTTCCGTTCTAGCCATTGAACTAGACCGCTTTCTTTCTAATTCATTTAAACACCAAGAGCAGCCGCACGTATCCGCGTGCCTACCGTTCTTGTCTCGTATGATATATGGTAGGTGTGAGAGGAATCGAACCTCTGTTCCCCGCTTATCAGACGGGCGTTCTGCCATTGAACTACACTCCTATTTAAGTGATCCTGCCCGGAGTCGAACCGGGATTATCCTAGTGAGGAATCAAACCTCTACACCTATTACGGCACGCTTTCAGCGTTCAGGATCTTGGTTGCGGGCGGGGATTCGAACCCTCTATTGGATGCTTATGAGACATCCTTGCTACCTTAGCTACCCGCCATATTTGGTCGCTCTACTAGGAATCGAACCTAGGTCTAGGGCTTATAAGGACCCCGCTCTGCCATTGAGCTATAGAGCAAAAGTTTGGAGAACCCCCTGAGACTTGAACTCAGACTAGTCGCAGATTAAGAGTCTGCCGCTCTGCCAATTGAGCTAGAGGTTCTTAGTACCCTATCTTTGAAGCACTTATCACAGTATCTGTGTACCCAGTCACAGTAGTAACTGCAAGCAGGACAAATTTCTTTGGCGGAAGGTGAGGGGGTCGAACCCACAAGGCTGTTACGCTCGTCAGTTTTCAAGACTGCTGCCGTCGCCATCTTTCGGCTTGACCTTCCGTAATTGGTAGTCCCTGAGGGATTCGAACCCCCGGCGCATAGTATGTAACACTATCGTTCTACCCCTGAACTAAGGGACTAAAGTTTTATCAACGATGTCGTCGACCCATTCGTCCATGGATCTACTTCGCTTCCAATCTCCAGGGAACTTCTGCTTAAGAAACTTCCTAGAGCGTCTATATGCCTGAAGAACTTTAACGCTCCCTCCCACCTGGGAGAGTAAGACGCTATTCTTTGTCGCGTGTCCTCGCATAATTATTTGGCGGAAAGAGAAGGAATCGAACCTTCGCTACCCTCTCGGGTGGGCCTTGGTTTAGCAGACCAGCACATTACCGCTCTGTCACCTTTCCTTTTTGGTGGAGAATATCGGATTCGAACCGATACCTAACTGTGTGCAAGACAGTCGCTCTCCCGTTAAGCTAATCCCCCGAAATCCAACCAACTAAAGCAAATAGGCACCCGAAAACAGTACTCCAACCTAACACTAAAGCTAGAAGAATAACAAAAACTACGGTACCTACTAAAGCTAATTCATTCATATTTGGTGCTCCTAGAAGGATTCGAACCTCCGACGCGCTGGGCTTCAACCAGCCGCTCTACCCCTGAGCTACGGGAGCATATAATTCTTCAAATCGTTTTCTCGGGACTACGTAGACATCCCCATCAGGGCCAATTACTAAGTAGTCTCCCGAAGAACAGTTCAGAGGGTGCTCAAGCTGGTGGGCTTGAACTGGATTCTTCTTTCGGTACTCTCTAAACGTGTCCATAAATTTTGGTGAACCGGGTAGGACTCGAACCTACGAAGCCCGTTAAGGCACCAGATTTACAGTCTGTCGCAATTGCCGCTCTGCCACCGGAACAATATTTTGGTACTCCCGGTAGGATTCGAACCTACACTGTACTGGTTCTAAGCCAGTCGTCTCCTGCCGTTGGACTACGGGAGCATTAATTTCTTTGGTGTCCCCGGTTGATCGTGACTGGGAAAC